GCCGAGTTCTACGCTGCGACTACCGAATATGTACGAGCATGTGCCGACGTTGCTAAGGCTATCGTCGCTCTTGTGCCCATGAATCCCTATGAATATTCAGTGAAGTCCGCATATGATGAAGTTATTCGGCTTGCCGATAAACTTAGATACAAGGCTGTTGCTTATGGAACAAAAGCCGGTATTCATAGCATTTATAATTTATATGGGCGTGGTTCTAAGAAGAAAAAGACCCCGCCTTTAGCTGTTGTTGCTCAGTTAGGCCAAGCCATGAAACCTGGTGGCAACATAACCCATGATGAATTAGCTCTTATTGTTCAAGAAGAAGTTCAAAGTAACATCTCTTCTCGGAAGAGTAAGTTATCTTCGGATTTGAACAGCATTGATCCCAACTGGAATGACCAGGCACAACCGTACCGTCCTAGTAAAATGCAGATCTTTCAAGATCCTAATGCCCCTTTTTTGAGTGCGGAAGATTACTTCCCCCCCCCAGAAACTACCCCTTCTTTTGATTTTCCTCTGACTGCGGAAGAGGAGGCATATTTAGGCTCTGCTATGGAAGGTATTGAAGACGATTATGATAAACAAGATCGTCCTATATCTAACAATCCTTCCTCTTCTACTTATTATAAGCCGAGACGTCAGACGTACGAGGTGGATCCTCGTCACCACGACCACCCAAAGGAAGTGTACGAATATTTAAAGAAGAAGCCTGTTAAGTCCAAGAACAAGAATGTTGGACAGAAGGTTACTATCAAAGACTTGTATCAAAAGAATGGTAAGGGGGGGCAGCGTGGGAAGAGTGTGGGGAAGAAGGGCCAGAAGGAAGAGGCTGGCCCCAGCGTGACGATTAAGCTCACTGACTTTTATCCAGAACAGAACAAGCCTGTGCATATTAACAAGAAAAACGTTAAGTCTAAACGCTGGCGTTAATATGCTTACTTATATTTATATTTACTCAAACTACTCTCATACTCAAACTACTCTCATACTCTAACTACTTTCATACTCTAACTACTTTATTTAAACAAATGATTAGCAATAAACTCTTTTTAAATTTAAAAACATAATAATTTAAAAGTATTCTAATCTACCAATCTCTTCTAGGTACTGCTCAACACCACAATAGTGGTGTTGAAGCATAGCTAGATCATCTCGAACTCTTTTCACTGCTTGGACCTCTTCAAGCCATGAATCCTTTGTTCGACGATGCTTATCCTTTCGGATGATCGACAAGACCTTCGAGTCGGAGACGAGAAGGTTATTCGATTCATCTGCTTGACCATAACAATAAGAAACTTGGTTCCAAGATTCGTCTACGGCCCTACCTTCTTCAGCAAGATCCATGGCAACTTGTTGCCACATGGATCTTTTGATAGGAGTCTCGTAGACATCCGCCATGGCTTCATCATACTTTGTCCCGAACAAAGAGAAGTCATCATGTTCATGGTTCATGTACGATCCCATAGTGATCGTACTCACATCATCTTCTTGTTCTTGAGTTGTTTCAACAACATCGTCATCGTCCTCGATGACGATGGCAGTGGCCTTAGTCATTCCTGGAATAATATTCTTATTCTTTTGACGAATTACAACTCTTTGGGTAGTGGACATCTGTGATTTTTTAATTTGAAGGAATTAATTATGATTAAAAAAGAGATTTTTTAATATCTTTCCTAACACTACCGAGGTAGTTTCAGAATTTGCAAATCTACCGACACTTTGAATGGTCACGGAACATTCTTTTGTGGAACATTCTTTAGTCGTCAACAGTCAACATCGCCCTTCTGCTATGACATTAAAGAAAAGAACCCGCCGGCTTGCCGGCGACAAACACAACTCTGATGGTAAACAGTTCTCGAAACACACAAGGTCTAGGCTTAGTATTACCCTAGACCTAGTGTGTCAGTGCCAAGGAACGCAGAACCTTCTTCCTTCCTGACACACACTCTCCCCCTGGGGGGGGGGACTTCTACTAAGGTAGTGTTTCCATAAAAAAAATCACAAATCAAATAATTAAAATGGAACAAGCCGCCGAAGAATTAAATTCCCGTAAGTCTCGTGGTTGGTGTTTTACTTTAAATCACCCAACTGACGACGAGATTGAAACTCTAAATGTTGTTGATTGCTCTTACATTTGTTATGGCAGAGAAACAGGAGCCGCTGGAAATGCTCATTTGCAAGGATACATACGGTTCTCCAATGCCAGAGTATTTCGATCCGTTAAGTCAATTATTGGCCGATGGCACTTGGAACCTCAGCGAGGAACCACAGCCCAAGCCATCGCCTATTGTAAAAAAGAAGACAATAATCCCTACACCCGTGGTGAAGAGCCGTGCTCTCAAGAGACAAAAGGCGCAATGGAAAAAGAGCGTTTCAAGCGAGCCCTTGGAGCTGCCAAAGAGGGGAAATTTGATGACATCGACCCTGACATATTCTTCCGATTCTATCGAACATGCAAGGAAATTCGAAAGGATCATTCAGTCATGCCTCCCGACGTCGATGGGGTATGCGGCGTATGGTATTATGGAGCTTCAGGAGTTGGCAAGTCTCGAACAGCAAGGGCAACTTACCCTAACTTCTATGCGAAGCTCGCCAATAAGTGGTGGGACGGCTTTCAGCCTGATCTCCACGAGTTCGTCATCCTTGACGATCTAGATCTTCTTCACGATAAATTGGGCCATCATCTCAAAATTTGGTCTGATCGTTACGCTTTTAGTGCAGAGACTAAAGGCGGTATGTTATCGATCCGTCCTAAAAAAATTGTTATTACTTCCCAATATCGTATTGAAGACATCTTTCAAGATAATTCATTAATTGAAGCTTTAAACCGTAGATTTGAAGTAATTAATCTTGTTTGAAATTCATTATTTTATTCCTTTGTAAAAAATTTCTGTTCAAATTTTTATTGTAAACGATGAGAAGACGATACTCCAAGAGACGATCATACAGAAGACCTGCTCGTTCTTCGCGCGGGCGTTCTTCTGGACACGGCGGGCTTTCTCGCTCTGCTTACCTGTTAGCAAAGGGTGCTGACCGTATGCGTAAAGAAGCTCAGCTTCGTGCTCAAATGGTGGATCAAGCTCAAGTCATTGCTGGTGCTATTGACGCTGAAGGTCATCCAACTGGTGCAACCATGAACTCTGCATACGACTATACTAACAGAAGACAATTCACTGGCCGTGGTGCCTACTCTGTTGGCAAGTTTGCTCGCGACGTTGGTCGCTTTGGGCGTTCCTCCGTCGGAAAAAAGTTAATTAGTATGGGTTCTGATGCCATCATGGGTTCCGGTTTATACACCGGTCGCGGTGCTTATTCAGACAACGAACTTTTTCATCCCGAAGGTAGTGATACTATCCCTACTTTCGCTTCCTCCGGTGACGAAACCGGTGAAGTATTTTTAACTCGTAAAGAGTTTGTCACTGATTTGTATGGAAACTCTGGTACTACCTTTGTGAATCAAACATTTTCTCTCAATCCCGGATTGGAGTCCTCTTTTCCTTGGTTATCCCAAATTGCTTCAAATTACGAAGAGTATGAATTTGAAGGAGTTATTTATACTTATCGTTCGGTTGTTACCGACATTGGCAGCAGTACCAATGGTCAAGTTGGTACGGTCACTATGGCTACCAATTACAATGCTGCTGCTCCCTCCTTTACCGATAAAGGTCTTATGTTGGAATACGCGCATGCGAATTCCTCCAAGATCACAGAATCTATGATCCATGGTATTGAATGTGATCATGAAAAACTTTCTGGTCCGAAAGGTTCTTATGTTCGTTCCGGTCCCGTACCGCCGAACGAGGATATTAAAATGTATGATTCCGGCAAATTTCAAATAGCGTTTTCCAACACCCCTGCTGGATTTGCTAATCAGGTAGTTGGAGAACTTTGGGTTTCTTACAAAGTCCGTCTTCGAAAACCCAAGCTTTTTACAGCTCGAGCTCTTGGTGTTCAACATTTCGAATGGATGAACAATAATCTAGGAACCGGTTTTACTGCTGCTGAAGGCGCTGGACAGGCCGACGCTACTACTAAGGTTCCTACTTTCCAGTTGTTGGGACAACAGAACAATATTCCTTGTATTGTCGAGGCTGCTGGTACACTCGGTTCCATTCTTGTGACCCTTCCTGCGTCCTTGACCGGGACGTTTATGTGTACCTTTTATACTCGTGGTACCGGTATATCCGGCACAAGTATCGCGACCCCTACATTCGGAGGTAACGTTTCCTTTATTAAGGATACCGTAGGTAATGTCAATTTGAATTCATTGCCTCTGTACGAGACGGCTCAGTGTCAGTCCACGTTCCATTTCAAAGTGGTTGCTGCTACTGGTAATGCAGACAATACGATTACCCTCGCTCGTTCTGCATACCCCACAACCATTACTAAGGTGTACATAGCTATTACGGAGTATTGCCCTCCTATTGATCTTATTAACCCGATTTGGGTTAATAATTCAAATGTTGTCACACCTGCTTATAATGTTGGATAATTTTAATCATAATTTAAATCTCAGAAAATGAGTGAAACAAACTTTCTTTTTCACAATGGTTATGATAAAACTTTGTTGTCTCGTTATTCCGAGACTCCTTCTCTTATCCATTCACCTCCTTTGATGTTACATAAGAGTAAACAGGACGCCGAAAAGGAAATGGACGACTGTTTCGCCGAGTTCTACGCTGCGACTACCGAATATGTACGAGCATGTGCCGACGTTGCTAAGGCTATCGTCGCTCTTGTGCCCATGAATCCCTATGAATATTCAGTGAAGTCCGCATATGATGAAG